ATGAATGGCCTGTCCGCCAACTCCATCTGGGACCAGTTGCAAGCGGCCCTCAAGGTCAATGGCAAGTTCCGCCGGGTGGAGGACATTTCTCCGGACGATGGGTATTTCGTCTATTCGGAGGAGTCCCCTGCCGTGTTGTACAAGCAGGAGTATCTCAAGAGCGATGACAAGGTGTCCCTCAGCGGCACGCCGTCCAAGGTCTCCCGCGTGGTGTCCTACGTGGAGAACGCCATAGTACAGAACATCGTCCGCAGGGACGACGATGGCAAGTGGTACTGCTACAGTGAGGACGGCAAGAAGCGACTGAGCAAGGGCTACGGTTCCAAGGCTGAAGCAATGAAGCGTCTGGGAGAAATTGAGTATTTCAAGACTCATAAGAACGAAAAAACAAACATCAATAAGGAGTTACAACCAATGGATAAGAAAGCGTTGGTGGATGGGCTGATTGCCAAGAATGTATGGCAGGAGTCCGACAGGGACATGCTGATGGGGCTGGAGGAGAAGGTGCTGGAGAAGATGACTCCGGTGGAGCAACCGAAGAAGAACGAGACTTCCAAGGTCGATCCGAATCCGATGACGGAGGCCGATGTCCTCCAGGCATGCCCGACGATCCGCAACCGGCTGGAGCAGTTGGAGCGGATGGAAGGCGAGCAAAAGGACATCATGATCGCCGTCATCACCAAGAATCCTAAGAACACCTTCAAGCCGGACTATCTCAAGACCCTGGATCTGGTGATGCTCCAGAATATGGCCAATCTCGCCAAGGTCGAAGAGTCCAAGCAGCCGGAGGGCGACGAGCGGTTCTTCAATCGCAATTACGGTATGGGCGGTGGAGTGACGGATAGCGGGGACAAGAACGTTCCCATCCTGAAGGCTCCCACCGTGAAGAACATCGGCAAGAAGTAGGATCGATCGAGTAGGTGAAGGAACGGGAACGGAAAAGTTGGATTAGGAGATAGACAAACATGGCACTGAGCAAAAATATGATTCAAATTAAGAACATCGGCGGTATTGCCTATGAGGAGCGGGAGGCTGGGGAAGCCCTGATCTATCCGGGTATGTTGTGTCGGGTGGACTCCGATGGCAATGTGTGCAAGGCCAACACCGAGGGTGGCAAGGTGGAGGTGTTGGTCGCCATTGAGGACAGCCTCCAGGGCAAGACGGTGGACGATGCTTACACGCTGGGCAATCCCGTCCGGCTGGTGCGGTTCCGTCCGGGCGAGGAGTTCCACGTCCGCCAGCACGGGCACACGTCCATCACTGAGGGCGAGCAGCTTGTCTCCAAGGGCGACGGTACGGCCCGTTCGGCCAGCGACAGTGGCTCCTATGGGGACACGGCCTTCGCCGTGGCATTGGAGACGCAGGACCTGTCGGACGAGGATGCAGATGTACTCTTGCATTGCCGCGTGCTGTGATAGTTCGGGGAAGGTCGGAAGATTCAAGAGCGAATTTGACTGAGAAAGGATAGACAAGATGAGCATGAGAGTGGCAAATATCGGTGGGCTGGATGGTCGTAGCATCATGTTGCTGGACCAGGCCAATGGGGATACGGGCATCCTCCGTCCGTTTATATATGACGGCGAGAGCTACGTTTCCCTGCGGAACGGCAAGCGAGACAAGGATGGTAATCCAGAAGTGGAGACGATCCGGTGTGACCAGCATCGCCTGCTCCGGAACACGGTGGCGACCTTGCCGCACGAGGTGTGGCTGGAGATCGACCAGACCGTGGAACGGTCAGCCCAAAGTGAACTGCGGGCCGTCAACGACCTCAAAGCCGCGGGCCTGACGCGGGTGCTACCCAATGGCTTCGCGGTGGAGGCCCTGATGACCCAGCGAGCCAGCCGCATCGGCACGGCCTACGTGGGCATGGACCCGCAAGAGGCTGCGAACATCAAGAAAGATCGCCAGGTGCTCGACAAGGTCTACCTGCCGCTGCCGTGCATCTGGAGCGGTTTCAGCTTCGGTGCTCGCGAGATGGCCACGAGCAAGCGTGGTGGCATGCCGCTGGATATGGTGGGGGCCGAGGACGCTACGCGGGCCTGTGCTTTGATGGCGGAGAAGATGCTCATCGGCAACAGTGACAGCGACCAGTTCACCTATGCAGGCGGCACGATCTACGGCTACACCGATTTTGGCAGCCGCGTGACCTTCACGATCACGGCCCCGACAGACAGTGGCTGGGCAGGCACCACGATCATCAGCGAGTTGCTGTCCGCCCGGCAGGACCTGATCGACAAGCATAAAAAAGGCCCCTACATCATCTACTTATCCCCCGCCTGGGCTCAGTACCTCGATGACGACTACTACCGGACTGCGGACGCCGGCAACAAGACCATCCGCCAGCGTATCTTGGAGATCAAGAGCTTTACTGATATCCGCGAGATGGATGAATTGACCGGCTGGGACATCCTCATCGTGCAGATGGAGACCCAGACCGTCCGGGAAGTCATCGGCATGGAATGGACCACTGTGCAGTGGGAAGAGTTGGGTGGGCAGGCTCTCAACTGGATGGTGTTGGGTATCTACGTCCCGCAGATCCGGTCGGACTACGACGGCAACTGCGGCATCGCCCACGGGTCCACGTCGTAGCCATCAAGGAAAACGGTCATCTGGGTGCTTGAATCCCAGATAGTTTGAGTCACTATTTGGAAAGGGGTGTCAAACATGGCACGGTATCGGTTGAAAGAGCAAGACGGACAAGGCAACAAGACGGGGATGCACCGCGTGGGCAACAGGCGGTATCGGGCCGGGCAAACACTCGAATCCGATCAGCCTCTCGACAAGCTGTTCAAAAACAAATTTGATCGGGTGGAAGATACGGCCCCTCTCTCCAGGCCGGAGATCGTGAGGTCGTTCGACCGTCCCTCGATTCCCAATCCCAGGGCCGTTGTGAAACCGGGGGTGGAGAAGGACAACCCCTCCACCCCCACAAGGGCCAAGCTTGGTAAGTCCTTGCATGGCGTGGACGTGACGGATGAGTTTCGGAACGCGGAATTGCTTGCTATGAAGGTCTACCACGACCCCAAGAAGGACATGTATCGCGTCCTGGACAACAACAGCGGGGAAGTGCTCAAAACCGCCAAGAGTGAAAAGGCTGTCCAAAAGTTCCTCAAGGACCAAATAGGCTGACGGAGGAATCTTATGCCTATTTGGACTCCAGAAGAGCTTTGGAAAGGGCAAGACGCCTTCATTATCGGCGGTGGGCCATCCTTGCAGGGATTCGATTGGTCACTGCTCCATAGCGAGTTGACCATCGGTTGCAATATGGCTTTCACCCTCGGCCCTCAGGTCTGCAAGATTTGCGTCTTTGGGGACAACCGCTGGTGGCAAAAGTTCCATCGTGATCTGGAGTCCTTTTCGGGCGTGGTATTCACCAATCATCCGGACATGCTCCATAGTTCCATTCCCTGGCTGTGGACGATGAAAAGGAAACTTGTTGGGCTCCATCGAGATGCCTTGGGATGGAATGGACATACGGGATCGGTTGCCATCAATCTTGCGTTGCTGCTCGGAGCCCGGCGGGTTTTCCTGCTGGGCTTTGATATGCGACGGGTTGGGGACCGTTCCAACTGGCATGAGCAGGTGATTTGCCTGTCGGCCACGCGGCCGCATATCTATCGGAATTTTGTGAAGGACTTTGTGTTCATCGCAAACGACTGGCACCGGAAATTTCCTGATCGGGAGATCTGGAACGTGACAGACGACAGCGGCTTGCCGGATGATGTGATCCCCTGGGTTCCTGTGGCGGAGTTTTGGTCCCGGCGGACGGCGGAACGTAAGCTGAAACAAATGGATGTTCCAGAGTTGGCGAGGGCTTAACGATGGCTCGGACAACAGCAGTAGATGTACAGACCTTGCTGGGGGGCGCTTATAGATCCTCTTACCCGGTGACCTCGTTCATCACTATTGCCAATCTCATGGTGACGAAGCATTGTACAGATACAGCGTTCACGGCGGCGGAACTGGAGATCATCGAGCGGTATCTGGCGGCCTGGGCCTATTGCAACAGCCATCCGCGATCCACGAGCGAGTCGGCAGGTGGCATTGGGGAAAGCAAGCAGCATCGGGAAGATCTGGGATTGGATTCCAACGAATTCGGCCAGCAGGCTAAGCTCCTGGACTGGTCTGGGGCGTTGGCATCTTTGGGAGTGGCTGCCTATAAGGGTCTGCGGCGTAGCGTGGATCTGTCTTGGGCCGGCGTCGAGAATCCGGATGCAGTAGTCGAATAGACTCTTGTTGATGAGGGAATATTCATGGCGCTGACGGAAGGCGATAAGGCAGAAATCAAGGAAATGGCTCGGCAGATCGTGAAGGAAGTGCTGGCGGAGCATGTGCAGGCTTGCCCGCATGGGCAAATGCTCAACATGTTGCGGGCCAAGTTTGTTGGGATATGCTTCGGTACGGGTGTAGGCAGCGGCGGATTGGTGGCGGCTATATTCAAGCTGTTCGGAGGCTGATGTGGGAATTATCACGTCCATGAAAAGACAGGTATGTATCCACTGGGCCAAGACTGGCATAGACAGTCAGCGCGTGACGGTACTTGAGACGACGGTAAAAGACAACCTGCCAGAGATCAAGTCTGCTCTGATAAAGATTCAAGAGCGCTTGGAGAAGAACGATAAGTGAGCGTAATAACTGACATGCTGGCGCAAGTCGCGGTGTACTGGGCTCCGGCTGCGGTACCGTTTGACGAATTAGGCGTGCGGCAGTACGCGGCGGCCGTAGAAGTCGCATGCCGGTGGGAGAACATAGCCCAAGAGATAGTAGACGCGCGCGGCAACGCTTGCACGTCGCAAGCTACTGTATACGTGGATTCGGACGTAGAGGTCGGCGGCCGATTGAAGTTCTGCGCGCTGCTCGATCTCGATAGCGGTGTCGATCCCAATACTGAGGACGGCGTGTTGGAGATCAAGCAGTTCGCGAAGACGCCCAACTTCGACTGTACAGAGTATCTTAGGATTGCGTACGCATAGTGGCCAACGTACTAAAGATCGACGGTCTCGACGACATAATGCGCAAGTTCAAGCAGCACGAGTTGAAGCTCGGTAAGCAGTTCGAGAACGCACTCGTGCGCGCCGGTTTGACGTTGCAAGCGCTCAGCCAGCAGATCGTGCCCGTGCAGTTTGGCGTGCTCAAGGCCAGCGCGTTTACGCGCAACTTGCGGCCGGGTGAGGGTTGGCGATCCGACGTCGTTGTGGGCTATACCGCGAATTATGCAGTATATGTGCACGAGAACCTGGAAGCGGCGCACGGCAAGAAGTTCAACATTAAGCACGCAGCCGCGATAGAGGCGGCTGCGGCCGACGGTCGCGATACTGTAGCGAGCGGACTGTTCTACCGCGGCGAGAACCAGCAGGCGAAGTTCTTAGAGCGTCCTGCGCGCGAAGCTCGCGCGTTGCTGATGCAGACGATACAGGCTGGGATGAAGAGATAAATGATCGCGATTGTTAAATTGTTAGAATCAAACCGATAAAGGCGAATCTGGAGCAGTCTGCCAAGTCGGCACTGGAGACTTGGAAAGCTGAAAGGGCAGCGTGATGGCCGAGAAAGTAGAAGTGACAAGCTACGATGCTGGCAGTAAGCGGTACACGGCGCAGCTGACGGTGACGAGTGAAACTGGCGACGTGTCGCAGTACTCGATTGAAGGCACGTGGCACTCAGACGACGGGCCGATGGCGGCGGGCGCGCTGTACGATCAGTACAGAGCGCGGCAGGCGCTGGAATCGACAGCTAAAGCTGAGCGTGAGGCGATTGCCAGTGCGATCACGTCCGAAGTCGCTAAGCTGTCGGCTATCGCAAAGGAGGCACTAAATGGCTGATACAGGATACAACTGGGAAGCCAACTGGACCACGATCGACGCCGCTATCGCGCTGACGCAAGGTGGAACGATTCAGGACATCTCTGCCGAGCTGGACTTGGATGGCAAGGCAGCGTGCTTAATCAGCTTCGACACGGACTATAGCAACCACGCGATGGCGTCAGGCAAAAGC